ACTTTAGATAAGTGGGATTTTTATACAATAAGTAAATACTGCAATGAACTTGTTTCTGATATGAAAGGAGGTCAAGAACCTCGTATGCTCTGCAATCTTCTAATTAATTCGAGAGATGAAGTTTATAATGTAATAAGACAAATGACTTCTTTATTTAGAGGTATTAGTTATTACGGTGCAGGAAGTCTTGTCATGGTGCAAGATTCTCCTCAAGACAGTCAATATCTTATTGGAAATTCAAATGTAATTGACGGTCTTTTTGAATATCAAGGTTCATCTCAGAAAGTAAGACATACTACTGCTGCTGTTGCTTGGCAGGATTATGCAGGTCTAGGTGAAGTTCAATTTGAATATGTAGAAGATGCTGATGCAATAGCTAAATATGGAGTTGTAGAAAAACAAGTCAAAGCCCTTGGTTGTTATTCACAAGGACAGGCTCACAGGATGGGTCGTTGGCTATTAAAGAGTGAACAAACTCTTACTCAGACTTGTAGTTTTGCTGTTGGCATTGATTCAGGATTAATCTTAAGACCAGGAATGGTTATAGATATTGCTGACAGTTTAAGAGCAGGGGAAAGGAGATCAGGTCGAATAAGTTCAGCCACTACAAGTGCAATAGTTGCAGACAGTGCTGAGAATTTATCAAACATTGATTTAGGTTTAAGTCCTACTATTTCAGTCATAATGCCGACAGGTTTAGTAGAGACAAAAGTAATAAATAGCATAGTCGGAACTACAATTAATATTGATCAAACATTCTCACAAGCTCCAACATCTCCAAATCTTTGGTTAATCCAAACTTCGGATATTCAATCTCAACAATATAGGGTCTTGGCTGTCACTGAAAGTGCAGACAGGACAGCTTTTAATGTTACTGCTCTTGAATATAATGCAAGTATTTATAATGCAGTCGATTCCGGTGAAGATATTGTTCTCAGAGATGTTAGTAATTTAAGTCTTGCTCCTAATCCGATAACAAATGCAAGAGGAGATCAGTATTTATACTCAGAAGGTCAAGGAGTTTTTGTTGGTTTTGACTTTGACTTTCAACATGATCGAGTAAATGTTGCTGAATATCGAATCAGTTACAGAATGGATAATGATAATTGGCAATTAATAACAACCTCCACACCATCGGCAACGATTAGAAATGTAAGAGAAGGGACTATTTATATTCAAGTTCAGGCTTATAACACGTTAGGAAAGGGAAGTCAGATCGTAACTTTTGAAAAAGCCTTACCTGGGAAGTCTGCTCCACCAGACGATCCAACAAACTTTTCGATGGTTCCGACAAGTGGACTGGCAAGACTTAGCTGGACTCAATCAACAGATTTGGATGTGGTTGTGGGAGGACTGGTACGTCTTAGGCACTCACCAGACTTAACAGGAGGCACTTGGGCTACTGCTACGAGTATTCATAGCGATTTAACAGGAACAGCAAAAGAAGCATATTGCACCTTGAAACAAGGGACTTACTTTATAAAGTTTGTAGATGCAACAGGGAATGAAAGTGTCGGATATGCAGAAGTTGATTGTCAGGTAACAAAACCAGACTTGGAAGATATGGAGGCTCTTACGTTGCAACAGGAAGATAATTCTTTCCCTGGTTCCAAAACGAATTTAACGGTTACGAGTGGTGAGTTGTTAATGGCCGCAGATGGTGGAAGTTCTGGAGGCAATGCAACTTTGCATACTTCAGGAACTTATTATTTCCAAAATAACCCGATTGATTTAGGTGGTATTTTTGCAATTGAATTAGATACAACCTTAAAAGCTAGATCGTTCTTTCCTTATGCTGACACTGTAGACACTTGGGCTGATTGGGACAATATTCCTAGTGTTGATGGTGTTGCTCCCTCAAGTTGTGACGTAAAATTATATGTAAGGACAACACAGCAAGCAAGTCCTTCTAATAGTGATTGGTCTAGTTGGAGAGTTTATAATAACGCTCAAATTAGTTGTAGAAAATACGAGTTAAAAGCAGAATTTTCAACAGGTGGAAATTTAGATCAAATAGCAGTTAGTCAACTAAGAGCGCAACCATTAATGGGAAGAAGGACAGAATCAGGAGCAGGAACAGCTAACTCTAGTGCAGATTTAACAGTTACCTTCGGAAAAGTTTTTGCCGCAACACCAGCTATCGGTATTACTTTTAGCTCAACCGCAACAGGAGACTATTACACAATTGCATCTTCAAGTGCTACTAATTTCACTATCTCGATCTACAATGCAAGCAACGTCCGACAAGCGAGAGCATTTACTTGGACGGCCACAGGATATGGAAAGGCTTAACTAATGGCACAAGTTTCAGTTGGTAATTATCCCGTACCTAATTCGACAGGTGCAAATGTTAGAGCAGATATAAATGAGAACCTAAGTGATATTTTTTCTACAAGTTCAGGTTCAACTCCACCTCCTGCTGCTGGATCTGCAACAGGTCAACTTTGGATTGATACAAGCACAAGTCCAGACTCGTTGAAAGTCAAGACAGGTTCAGGGACAACGGCAGCGAACTATACATTACTTGGAGATATTGCAACTAATTTAGGTCATGCAACTGCGGCTAGTCCAACCTTCTCTGGGACTGTTGGTTTCCCTGCTGGTTCAAGTTCGTCTTTACCTATTAGAAATGCGGCTGATACAGATACGGGAATTTATTTCGGAGGAACAAACGAATTAGATATACTCGCAGGCAATACAGATGTTCATGCTTTCACCTCTTCCGCTAGTGAACCAAAGCTTCCATTAAGAGGAACAAATGGATCGGCTTCTGCTCCTGCTCTAAGTTTTTCGGCTGATACAAATCTGGGTTTATTTAGATCGGCTGCTGATACTTTGGCTGTAACAACTGGAGGAACAGAAAGGGCTTATTTTGATAGCTCTGGGTTAAGCGTGAAAGGCCAGCTTGATTTGCGTTTATACGATTCAGATAGTTCTAATTATGCAGCGATTCAGGCACCGACCAATATCCCAACAAGTTACACTCTCACTCTTCCAGCTAATGACGGTGATAATGGAAATGTTTTAAAGACTGATGGTTCGGGAAATTTAACTTGGTCAACTGCGGCTCAATCAGCCAGCACCCTCACAACTGCGAGAACAATTGGCGGTGTGTCATTTGATGGCAGTGCGAATATTAATCTTCCAGGTGTAAACACTGGAGGAAATCAAGATACGACAGGAAATGCAGGTTCAGCAACAGTTGTCAAAAGCTTGAACTCTAGTCCGCCTATTGTCAGAAATAGTAGTAATACAGAGGTAGGACGATTTGCAACGGCATGGTGCAACTACAACCAACAGTCACCCTCTATCAGGAACGACTTTAATGTTACAAGTGTGACTGATCACTCGACAGGACAATTCACGGTTAATTATACAAATAACGTAACTGCAAATACTGTCCCTATTGGAAGTATGTGTATGGAAGATTATATAAGCCATGATCACTGTTTACTTCAAACTGATTTAACTTCGACTACGGGAAATCAGGCTGGTTCTGTTAAATGGTTAGTTTTCACTCATAACAGTTCAGGTGAAAGATTAGACAAGAAGGGTTTATTCTTAGCACAGTTTTCTTAAGCTAGAATAAGCAAAAGAGTACAAGCTTATGGCTATAGCACCGGGAACGTATGACATGACGATCCAAAGAAGATCGGATCATAATGTCTCTATAACGTGTAAAGACTCAAATAATGCTGCGATAAATCTTTCGGGATATTCAATTGCAAGTCAGATTTGGGATTCTGGTCGAACAACAAAGACGGCAGACGTTACTTGTACTTTTACAAATCAGACAGGTGGAGCGTTTGAGTGGAAAGTGACTGATACTCAAACAGCAGGTTTTACTGCTGACGAATATAAATATGATGTGCTGTTAACAAATCCAGCAGGGCTGAAAGAATACTGGATAGAGGGTACTATCTATATGTCTGAGGGATACACAGCATGACCACAGTAAATATCACAACCAATAAAAACACAGTCACCGTTGACGAAAGCAATAGTTCAGTCATAACGGTTACGACAGTAGGTGCGCAGGGACCAGCGTTCTCAACAAGTGGAAGAGGTCTTTCCGATACAAATAGAGTAAATAAAAGTATAATTTATTATGACAGTGCTTCTAGCTCTTATAAAGCAGATAGTACATGGACCACAAGCACAATCACTGACGGAGGAAACTTCTAGTGGCTAACACTATAAGAATCAAAAGAAGCACTGGAAGTTCAGCACCTACCAGTCTTGAAAATGCAGAATTAGCCTTCGCTGAAGGCAATGAGATTCTTTACTTTGGTAAAGGAACTGGTGGCGCAGGTGGATCGGCAACATCCATTATTCCTGTAGGTGGTAAAGGTAAATATTTTGATAAGGAAACGACCCAGACGGCTAACTATATTCTTGCTGGCCCTACTACTGGATCGGCTGCGGCTGCTGCGTATAGAGCTTTAGTTGCTGCTGATATTCCTTCAATAGCACATACAAAAATATCTGATTTTGATACAGGAGTAAGAGTAAATAGATTAGATCAGATGGCAGCACCAACGGCTGCTGTTTCTGCTAACAGCCAAAAGATTACTAATCTTGCTGATTGTACTGCTGATAACGATGCAGCAAACAAAGCATATGTAGACGGGGTCGCACAGGGATTGGACATTAAAGATTCCTGTGTTGTTGTCTCGACTTCAAATATCACACTTGCAAATACTCAAAGTATAGATGGTGTTTCTCTTTCAGCTAATGATCGTGTTCTTGTAGCAGGGCAAAGTACAGCCAGTGAGAATGGTATCTACAAAGTAGTTAGTGGTGGTAGTTGGACAAGAACTGATGATTTAGCTACGGGTGCTGATGCTGCTGGAGTATTTACTTTTATAGAGAAAGGAACAGCTAACGCTGAGAATGGTTTTGCTTGTACTTCTGACAAGGGAAGTGCGGTTGTAGGAACAAACAATCTTACATTTGCTCAATTCTCAGGTGCAGGTCAAATAACAGCAGGTGATGGTCTTCAAAAGTCAGGCAATACAATGTCTGCTGATTTGAAAAGTAATGGTGGCGTTGTAATTGAGTCAGGAGAATTAGCGGTTAAGTTGGATGCAAGTTCGATCACTGGAACGCTTGCTGTTAGTGATGGTGGAACAGGTGCAACTTCAGCCAGTGCGGCCCGTACATCTTTGGGCTTGGTCATTGGTACGAATGTTCAAGCTTATGACGCACAGTTAGCAGATGTTGCTGGTCTAACTCCTTCAGATAGTGGATTTATTGTTGGAGATGGATCTAACTTCGTTATTGAATCAGGGGCAACGGCAAGATCAAGTTTAGGAGCGCAAGCAGCAGCAACAGATTTAACAAACCTATCTTCTTGTCAATCAGGAGGTTCATCTGCTTTAGCTGCTCTAACTTCTGTTGAGATTGAGATTCTTGATGGTGCAACTGTAACGACCACCGAATTAAACACCTGTTGTGATGGTGGAACGTCAGCGACTTCAACAACCTTGGCTGCTGCCGATCGTTTAGTAATGAATGACGGAGGTACAATGGTTCAGGTTGCTTTGACCGATTTAGTTACATTTCTCGAGAATGGATCAGTATCAGGTTTCGATATTGATGGCGGAACTTATTAAATCCTCTGAGGTCTAACTAATGGCTAATGTTGTCAAGCTAAAGAGAGGAACAGGCAGTGATCCAACTGCCTCGGACATGGTGGTCGGTGAACCCGTTATAAGAACTGACACGGCTGAATTATTTTTCAAAAAAGATGATGGATCTGTAGCAAAAGTAAGTGGCGGAGGTGGTGGCCCAGACTTCAAATATTTAGAGCTTAGAAATGCAGCAAATAATGGGGCGGCTAGTTATCCGGGTAATGATTTTACTCTTGTCACTGCTGGAACAACAAATGCAAAAACGCCAACGGCAGCAAATACATTATTAGTCAGTTATGGCGGTGTAATACAGAAACCTAATTCTGGTACGTCCACAAGTGGGATCACTGGTTTTATTGTTGATGGGTCGAGGCTAAAGACAGCTACGAATTTCGCTGCGGCTCCTGATTTTATTCTTTATCAAGAGTCAGGCGGCATTGGCGAACCAAGTGACGACACAGTTACAACTGATAAAATTGTTGATGATGCAGTAACGGCTGATAAATTAGCCAACTCTATAAATTCAGAGATTGCAGCGAATACAGCGAAAGTCACAAACGCAACTCATACAGGTGAAGTTACAGGTGCTACGGCTTTAACTATTGCCGATAATATTGTTGATGAAGCGAACCTAAAAGTATCTAATTCCCCGACCAATGGTTATTTCCTATCGGCTCAGTCTGGGAATACAGGCGGTTTAACTTGGGCGCAAGTAACGACAGATCTAGTTGGTGATACTTCACCTCAATTAGGCGGAGATTTAGATGTTAACGGTAATGAGATTATTAGTTCTGCTACTGATGGAGATATAGAACTTAATCCAAATGGCACAGGAGATATAAACTTAAAAACTGCCGTAGGTGGAACAACAAATCTTACTTCTGGTGGTGATGTTGTATTTAGTAGTGGAGTTACAAACGCTCTATGCCAATGGGATTACAGTCAGTACCAACTAGAGTTTTGGGATAACGTAAAAGCTTCATTCGGTTCAGATGAAGATCTATTCATCAACCACAATGGTACAGACTCCAACATCATTAACGGTACTGGTGATCTGTACATCCAGAACACTGGAGATGATATTAATATAAGAGCGAACGATGATATTAATCTTCAAGTTCAAAATGGAGAGGCAGGAATAAATATTATTGGTGACGGAGCCGTTGAACTCTTTCACGATGGTACTTTGCAACTTTTCACAAGATCTACTGGTGCTGAAGTTACAACAACAGGTGCTGTTGCTAATTTTGTAGTAAGAGGAAAAGAAGGTTATGGAGCTTCACTTACTTTAGCTTCAGATGATGGAGATGACCCCGGTGATTATGCAAGAATTCTTCAACATACCGATGAACATTTATATTTTCAAGTCTACAATCAGGCAAATAACGCCTACGAAGATGCAATTGTTGCTAAGCATGACGGGGCCGTTGAACTCTTCCACGATAATAGTAAGAAGCTAAACACAGAAAGTTGGGGTGTTCAAATTACTGGTTCACTACAATGTTCAAGTCATATCAACTTAGGAGATGACGATAAAATTAAATTAGGAGACGGTGAAGATTTCCAAATCTACCATTCTAATTCTTTAGGTAATGTTATTGGTGCAACAGGAGGACATACAACTAAATTCTTTGGCCCTCAAGTTGAGATGTACAGCTTAGATGGTACGAAGACAAGTGCAAAGTTTGATTCTGATGACGCTGTATCGCTATATTATAACAACAGTAAGAAGGCGGAGACAAATAGTTCGGGCCTATTAGTCAATAACAGGCTTCAACTTTCAGGGCCATCAGTTTACGATAAGGCTGGGACAGGTAACAGTATCGGAATACAGCTTTCAAGTTCTGGTGTATTGCCAACAGACGGATCAGGTACTGCCGTAAATAACTCTAAAAATCTAGGTAGTTCTAGTTATAAATGGGCGCAAGTTTATGCGACAACATTTTACGGTGATGGCTCAAACCTAACCAACCTTCCTGCATCTGGAATACCAGCATCAGGAGGAACTTTTACAGGTGATATTGCTGTCTCTGGTGGTGCAGGTGCTTTAACTGTTAATGGTGATAGTGATATTAGGCTTAGCAATGGAAGTTGGAGTGGGGACACTTCAGCAAAAATCCAACATCACAGCAGTTGGTTATATATACAGGGTGGGTCTAACGGTTTTATTTTTAGACATACTAATGGTAGTAATAGGTGGTATATAGATAGTAGCGGTAATTTTTACCCTGGTAGTAACGGCAGCTATAACATAGGAACGTCAAGTTATCGGGTAGCAAACTTATATGTCAACGATATGCACTTCTCTAATGAAGGAAAAACAAATTCAGTTGATGGAACGTGGGGAGACTGGACGCTCCAAGAAGGAGAAGAAAATATTTTTATGATTAACAACAGAAGCGGAAAAAGATATAAGATGTCATTACAAGAGGTGACTTGATTTATGGCTATTTATTCAGGCTCTGGAAGCAACTATCATTATCAAACGGCTGCGGCTTGGGTTAATTTTCGAGGAACAAGTTCCGTTTCTATTAGAAGAGACTGGCGTGTAAGTAGTGTCAGCGATAATGGTCAAGGCCGTTATCAAGTTAATTGGGACGGGTTAACAACAAACGATTACTGTGTAACAACTATTGGAGGTTATAACGGCACGAATGGCTGTTGTCCTCTTAATGTTTTTTCTAATGGTGGATTTGATGGTTCACCTCAGAAATATGATTCAGGCGGGGTAAGGGTTGGTAATCACTATGCAGATTGGTATATTGTGGGTGTTGCCGCTTTCCAATAAATATTATGGCAGTTGATCACAAACGAATTGTATATAACGAAGATGATGGGATTGCTTCCATTATCTGTCCTTCTCCTAATTGGAAAGGAACAATAGAAGAACTTGCTGCAAAAGATGTCCCAACAGGGAAAAAATATAAGATAATAGATTTAGCCGATGTCTCGACTGATCGCAGTTTTCGTGACGCTTGGGTCGCTGACGAGGCTGATCTTACAGATGGAGAAGGAGCATGAGCATTATTAAAATCGACATGGCAAAAGCCAAAGAAGTGCATAAGCAAAAAATCAGGTTGGCAAGAAATGATAAGTTCCCTGCCCTTGACGTTGAATATCAAAAGGCACAGGAGACAGGTGCTGATACTTCAGCAATCGTTGCAAAGAAGCAAGCACTAAGAGACGCTCCAGCCGCTAGTGCTATTGATGCAGCAACTACACCTGATGAATTAAAAGCACAATGGGATACAGCTAATCTTGGGACAACTCCTTATCGTTCTGGAGATGAGCGTGAATAAATGTCTTTAACTCAAATAAATTCTGCTGGTATTGCTGACGGGGCAATTGTCAATGCTGATATAAATAGTTCTGCTGATATTGCGCTGTCGAAATTAGATACATCAGGAACAGCTTCTGATTCTAATTTTTTAAGGGGTGATGGGGCATGGACAGCCATAGATTTAACTGCATTAAGCGCAAGTAATTTAACTTCGGGGACCGTTCCAGATGCAAGATTTCCTTCAACATTACCTGCTTTAAATGGATCGGCTTTAACCGCTTTAACCGCAGGCAATATAAGTTCTGGAACTGTATCAACTTCAAGACTTGGATCAGGTACAGCTTCAAGTTCAACTTTTTTAAGAGGTGATAATAGTTGGGTCGCTGTTAATACAGATTTAGTGTCCGACACCTCTCCACAACTAGGAGGAAATTTAGATTGTAATGATTTTTCACTTGTAACTACCTCTGGTAATCAGGGAATACAAATAGATCCTCATGGCACAGGGGATATTGTTTTACAGACCACTACTGGAGCGAAGACACAACTTAATGGTATTGGTGGTGATGTTCAATTTGTTGGTTGGTACTCTAACGGTTTATGTCAATGGGATTATAGTCAGGCACAATTAGAATTTTGGGATGGAGTTAAAGCATCCTTCGGCAGCGATGAAGACCTAGCAATTCTTCACGATGGAAACCATAGTTATCTAAACCACAATGGGACGGGGTCGGTCTTTTTGCAGACTTCTGGTGGTTTCTATGTTCAGAAATATGGAACAACTGACAGATTAATTAATGCTAATAATGACGGGGCGGTAGAAATTTTTCACGCTGGTGCTTTGCACTTTTACACAAGATCTGACGGGGCTGAATGTACTCGAACAGGTGGTGACGCAACAATTACAGTCAGAGGCAAAGAAGGTTATTCAGGAATATTTAAACTAGCTTCAGATGATGGGGATGATGCGGCAGATTATGTTCAATTAAAACAAGAACATAGTACTGAGTCTTTTAGGATTCAACCTTATTCACCAGCTAATAATGCTTATGAGGATGCGATTGTTGTTAAACATGACGCAGGCGTAGAACTCTATTTCAACAACAGTAAGAAGGCGGAAACGGTAACGGGCGGCTTTACTGTTAGTGGAACATGTACGGCTACAGCTTTTGCCGGTGACGGTTCCAATTTAAGCGGTGTTGCAGCTTTTGCTTCTGGGACGAAGATGATCTTCCAACAGACTTCGGCTCCGACAGGTTGGACGAAAGTTACATCTAGCGTAGACAATCGTGCTTTAAGAGTTGTATCAGGAAGCGCAGGATCAGGCGGTAGTGCTGCTTTTACTTCTGCCTTCTCTAGTCAATCGGTATCTGGTTCTATTGCTAACACAACTGCTGGCGGTTCCATCTCGACTAACAATACATCGGCTGGCGGCACTGTACACAACCATACCCTAAGTACTTCAGAAATTCCTTCACACAGGCATACGGGAGGTGCGAAAGGAATATGGGATGCTGCTAGTGGACAATATGGAACTATCTCTAATGTCGGAAACCTTGAATATCCTTTGGTTCGTTATACAAACGGTTATGCAAATTATGACTTGTATTACACAAGTTACACAGGAAGCGGTAATGCTCACAATCATGGTTTTAGCGGCAGTTCACACAACCACAGTGGTTCGTTCTCTGGATCTGCTCACAACCACTCTTTCTCAGGATCGGCCATTGATTTAGCAGTTCAATATATAGACGTTATTATTGCAAGTAAAGATTAATGCAGGTTAAACAAGGGACTTATTGTCCGTTACTTAAAAAAGATTGTATCGGTCTTGAGTGTTCTTGGATGAATCATATTGTCGGCAGGCATCCGCAAACGGGTGAGGAATTAGACGAGTGGGACTGCACGATTAAATGGCTTCCGTTCTTACTTCTTGAAAATGCAAATATGCAACGCCAAACGGGTGCAGCTATAGAATCATTTAGAAATGAAACTGTTGAGAGGATGGATAAGCCTTCAATACGACCTGCAACCGATCCACTGAAATTAGGTAGTATAGACGTAAGCGGTTTTCTAAATTAGACAAAATGAAACTGACAATAGTTACTCAAGACTTGCTTGTTGTTAAAGATAATGAACCTCATAATGTCGCTGACTTAAGTTATTTAGATTCAAACATTCACGCAATCCAATGGGATGATGATAAAGGAGAAATTGAATATAAAGACGGAACACTTAACAAAGCTATTACTGATATAAGTCCTTACAATCAATGTGTCACAGATTGGGAAACTGCAAAAGACGAACATATAAAAGCCACAACTCCAGCAACTCCCGACTGGGAATTAGCTTTTAAAAGATATAGAAATAGTTTATTAAAAGAATCAGATTGGACACAGGTAGCAGATAATAAATTGACTGATGAAAAGAAAGCAGAGTGGGTTGTCTATCGTCAGGCTTTACGAGATATGCCTACAACAAAAACAGGTACATACGAGCAACTTGTAAAAGACACTTCACATTCAGATTATCCAAACACTCCCAGTTGAATGGGGTTTTTTAATTTACCTAACATCCCTCTTTTTGAAACAGCTTTATCTGAAGAAATTGTAAATCATTTATGGGGGTATGTTAAAGAAGCTAAAGAAAACTGTACTCACAATTTGGCAGGTAATATTGAAAAAAGTTTAAACTTAGTTGATACAAATAATTATTATTTTGAACAAGTTTTAAAACCAATTTGTATTGAATATTATTCAGGCTTATCAGATGTAACAAGTCTTCAAAGTAATCATGTAAATCCTAAAGAATTTCACTTAAAAGAGTTTTGGGTCAATTATATGAATAAGCATGAGTTTAATCCAGTCCATTGTCATGGAGGAGTTTTTTCTTTTGTTATCTGGATGCAGATTCCTTTTGATTCTCGTGAGCAATATGAGATGCCTATTGCTAAAAATTCCAATTGTCCGAGTGCTTCCGATTTCTCTTTCTTATATACAGATGTATTGGGACAAGTCACTTCCTATAAGATTAATTTGAGCCAAGCAAATAATGGAATAATGATGGTTTTTCCGTCTTCAATGAATCATCAAGTTTATCCTTATTACAAAGAAGAAGAGCAAAGAATATCGATTTCGGGGAATATCTTCTGGAAGGGCTGAGGTTTAGACGCTATAGTTGGAGCGTATTTGGTAAAAACGATGTCAGACAACCTAAAGAAGTGGGAAGAAACTCTTGTTGAAAAAAAGAAATACAAAGCTCAATTAGAAGCTGCTCTTAATCAAACAACTGCTGAGATCCTTCAACTTCAAGGAGGAATCCAGTTCGCAAAGGAGCTTGACGAGCCTGTAACAGGGAATATAGAGGTAACAACGGAAGAAGACCAATAACAACAATTAGGCTAGTGTGAGCAAGAGCTTTTAAAATTGCGTCTCTTATCATGCAAAAAATTCTCAACATTATTAGTCTACTATCCTTTGTTTTAGTTGTTTCTATAACAGGGGGCGGTGTTTTTGGTTATCTCTGGATTACCAATGAAGAGAATCAAGAAAAGCTAAAGCAGCAATTGATTGAACAGGTTACTGGATCGTTAAAGATGCCTGGACTTTCTGGCCCTGTTCTTCCTACTGCTGCACCTAAAGCGGGAATGTCTGTACCTAAGTTTTGACAGAGATTCCAAGAATAGGAGTCAATTCTATTGGGATTGAGTCAGTCAGAACTTATATCATTAACGCTCCAAAAATTAATACTCCTAATGTCCCTGTGGTTGTTCCTATGGGATTTCCTGTTGTTAATATTCCTGGCTGCGTAGAAGCAAGAAAATCTTATGAGAATGAAAACCTCGTCAATACGGATGAAAAAGGAAATTTAATCTTGTGCGATGCACAATATCCGTC